TAGAAATTAAAGAGAGAGAAAGAGCCTCTGGAGGTAAGGACGGTAAAGTTAGATTTAGGAATTTAAAGGCTGCTAGAGTTGATTACGATAGGTTTATTGAGAAAGCCAGAAAGAAAGACTTAAAAGACGAAGAGCTGACAGAGTTTCAGAGGCTAGAACAGCAAAAACAATTTGCCCTTGATGAATTAGATATACAACAACAAAAGTTTGTTGAGAAAGAGAAGCAGAGAAGAGACGATTACATAAAAGACTTAGAATTACAGAGAGACTCTAAATTAGAGCAAGCAAAAGGCGAAACAGAAAAGAAAAGAATAACAATAGAGTTTGAGAGAGCTAAACAGGATGCTATTGCTAAAACTGCACAGGCTATGCAACAGAGCGCAGAGTCGTTCTCAAATGCAGCCATAAGGATAGGAGACTCTTATGATAATATTATCGGTAGATTCCTTGAAGAAGAAGAGTTAGCTGATTTAGCTGGATTTGGTAGGACACTTCAAAAGGGTAATGAGGATAGGCTTGCAGCTCAAGAATCATTTTTGTCATCATATACAGACTCTGAAATAGATAGGGTAGAGGTTGCTAAAGAAATTGAAGCAACTAGGTTTGGCAATGAAATGGCTAATCTTAACAGTATAAGAAATGCTAGAATTGCGGAAGGTCAGAGTACACTTGAAATAGACCAGCAAATACTAAATGCGGAAACGACAAACGCAGAAGCAAAAGTAGCGTTAGCAGAACAAGAAGGGGCTGCGAAAATAGGCATAGCAAATCAAGTTGGAAACGCTATTGTAGCCATAGCTGGAGAAGGTTCTGCTGTTGGCAAAGCTGCTGCCGTTGCAATGGCTGTAATGAACACAAAACAAGCCTTTACTGCTGCACTTGGAGCGCAGCCTTATGGTCCATGGAACATAGCTCAGGCTGCTGCTGTACTTGCAATGGGATTCAAGCAGGTTAAAGATATTATGGCTGTCAAAATACCAAGTAAAGATAAGTCCGCAGGGTCAACAGGAGGTATGAGTAGGACAATCGAAGCACCAGACTTTAATGTAGTTGGCGCATCACAGACATCGCAACTTGCACAAACTGTCGCAGGAGAACAGGCAAAACCAGTAAGAGCATTCGTAGTAGGAAAAGACATTTCAACACAACAAGAAATGGATAGAAATATAACAAACACCGCATCATTCGGTTAATTCAATAGTATGAAGGTAATAGAATTATTTATAGACGAAGAAGGAGAGTTCTCAGGTATTGATGCCATATCAATCGTAGAGCAACCAGCAATAGAAGAGAACTTTGTAGCTCTTAAAGACGAGATTAAAGTTGAACTTGCTGACGTTGATAAGGAAAAGCGAATCCTTATGGGTGCTGCACTTATACCTAACAAGAAGATATACAGGAGAGATAAAGAGGATGAGTATTATATATATTTCTCTAAAGATACGGTTAGAAGAGCATCAGAACTATTCTTGATGAAGGGAAACCAAAATAAGTCAACTCTTGAACATCAGGCACAGCTATCAGGAATGTCTGTTGTAGAGTCTTGGATAATAGAGGATGAGCAGTATGATAAGTCTCGTAAATACGGATTAAAGATGCCAGTTGGCACTTGGATGGTCTCAATGAAAGTAAACAATGAAGATGTTTGGCAAGACTACGTTAAGACTGGAAAGGTAAAGGGGTTCTCAATAGAGGGGTACTTTACTGACAAGGTTGCTATGTCAATGATTCAGAAAGAGAACGATGCTGCTGAGGTACTCTTAGAGATTGCAGATAGCATTGAAACTGGTAAACTAAACCTAAAAACATACGGAGACTACGGAAGTGGCGTTAGAAACAATGCCAAGAGAGGTATTGAACTAAATAAAAAGGTAAATAACCGTTGCGCAACCTCTGTGGGGAAAATAAGAGCGCAACAATTAGCTAGAGGTGAGAAATTAAGTGTGTCAACAATAAAACGCATGTATTCTTACCTGTCAAGAGCTGAAACATACTATGATTCAGGCGATTCTAAGGCTTGTGGCACAATTTCATACCTATTATGGGGTGGTAAGGCTGGTTTAGCTTGGAGTAGAGGTAAATTAAGAGAATTAGGAGAATTAGACCTATCCTGCGATTGCACAGAGCTGTCTGAAGAGCTTGAATTAGGTTTATATGACAAAACATACTCTGATTACCCAGATGCGGCTAAAAAGAACGCTAGAAAGGCTCTAGCATACTATGACAGCAATAAACCGAGATGCGGAACACCACAGGCTTGGCAATTTGCCCAACTAATCTCTGCTGGCAAACCATTATCAAGGTGTCTTATATCAGAAATGGCATCTTACAATAGATTTGAGAAGAAAAAGTCAGAACCTTATAATAAAGGTTGTGGTGGACTGCTTTGGGATGCTTGGGGAGGCGAAGAAGGTATTCGTTGGGCAGAAGGTAAGTTAGACGAGATAAACTCAAATGAATCTAAAATAGATTTAGCGTCTAAAGAGATAGATGGTAGGCTTGCTTACGACACAAAAGAAGAGGCACTAAGAATTGCAAAAGACATTGGATGTGAAGGATTTCACGTACATAACGTTGAGGGCAAAGATTGGTATATGCCTTGCAAGGAACACAAATTAGCTGAATACGATGACAAAGGAAGAATTAGAAGAAGCAAGAAAGCACCAAAGTCTGATACTCCAAATCCTAATCCAAAACGAGGAAGTAAACGCAATCCAAAGGGTGCTGCTGGGAAGTCAAGGGGAGTTACTGTACCCGACAGAGTGTTAAAGTCGTTGCAGAAGAAGGCTGATGACTTTAATGAGAAGTATAAGGCTAAAAAAGGATATGGAACTACTGTTGGACAACTAAAGTCTGTGTATCAGCGTGGCGTTGGTGCTTTCCAGACATCTCATAGTCCTAATGTGAAGTCGGCAGAACAATGGGCGCAAGCTAGAGTAAATGCCTATATATACCTTTTAAAGAACGGTAGACCGCAAAATGCTAAATATACTACCGACTACGATTTATTGCCAAAGAAACACCCTAAATCAAGTAAGAAATGAAAAGTAAAGAAACCGTAGGACAACAAGTACCATCAAACTCAAGAAGAGCTTGTTTATGCAAGGATGGGAGAACATACTCAAGGAGATGCTGTGATGGCACTCTTAGAAGTCAGGGCATAGGAAAAATAAATGCCTAAAAATCTAACAGTACGTTAAGTACTTGTTATTTACCTATAACTATAACTGTTAATTAACATAATATGGAGAGTAAAGCTACAAACATTCTAAATGATATTATGCAAAAGCTTTCTGCTATTAGTGAGCCAGAAACTAAAAAGGTTGAGAACATTGAAGTTGCAGCCGAAGAAGTTACTGAATCTCCAGAAGTAGAAGAAGTTGCATTATCTGAGGATTCTGTTGAGGAAGTTGCTACTGAAGAAGTAGAGGTTGCTCCTGAAGCTGAATCAACTGAAGAGGTTGAACTAGCTGAAGAATCTGAAGAAGATAAAGAAGCTCCTGAAGTCGAAGAAGATGAGGCGGAAGAGCTAGAAGAAGATTATGTATCTAAAGAGGACTTCGATTCTAAAATCGCAGAACTTGAGGATATGATTAAATCTATTAAAGAAGATATGATGGTAGAGTATGACAAAGTAGAGGCTGAAAAGGCTGAACTATCTGCTCAAGTCGAAAAGCTATCTGCTGAACCAGCAGCCGAGCCAATCGCACACGCACCATCACAAAAAACAGAACAAAAAGAGGTGATTAAATTCGGTCAGAATCGCCCTGCTAATACACTTGACCGAGTATTTTCTAAATTAAACTAACAAATAAAAAAGATGAGTACAAGAAATATTCAACTAGACGCAGACAATTCATTAAATAGTCTGACTACAACCTACGCTGGTGAGTTTGCAGGGAAATATATCTCAGCAGCTCTTTTGAGTGGTAAAACTCTTGCTGAAGGAGCTATCACAATAAAGCCAAACGTAAAATACAAAGAGGTAATCAAAAAAGTTGCTTCTACTGACCTAATCACCGATGCTACTTGTGATTTCACAATTGATGCTGACGTTCTTACATTAACTGAGCGTATTCTTCAACCAGAAGAGTTCCAAGTTAACCTACAACTGTGTAAAAAAGATTTCCGTTCTGACTGGGAAGCTGTACAAATGGGATATTCTACATTTGACAATCTACCTCCAGCATTTTCTGATTTCTTATTAGGACATGTTGCTGCTAAAGTTGCCGAGAAAACTGAGCAAAACATCTGGGGTGGTGTAAACGCTACTGCTGGTGAGTTTGACGGTTTCACAACTTTGATGGCTGCTGATGGAGATGTAAACGATGCTGCTAACGGAGCTGAAACTTCTTTCACATCAGGAAACATTGATACACTTTTAGGGAACGTAGTTGACGCACTTCCTTCTGCTGTTTACGGTAAAGATGACTTGACAATATATGTACCTACGGTTGCATACCAAGCATATATCCGTTCATTAGGAGGCTTTGGAGCGCAAGGATTAGGTGCTGCTGGTACAGACAGTAAAGGTTCACAATGGTATAACATGGGCAACGCTCTTAGTTTCGAAGGAATTAAGATTCAGCTTGCTACTGGTATGCCAACAGACCATATCGTAGCTGGACAGGCTTCTAACTTGTTCTTTGGAACAGGATTGTTGTCTGACCACAATGAAGTAAAAGTTATAGACATGCAAGACATTGACGGAAGTC